TGGTGCTGGATGAACTTATTGCCATCACGATCATCGGTGTTCATTAGTCGTTCCTTTGTGATCTAAAGAAAAAGGGCCATCCGAAGACAGCCCTTTGCTCTCGCTTATTGACGACACTCGTCTAGCCAGTCTTGCGGCATAGTCTTGTGCGCCCATCGAAACCCATGCTTCTCACAGTAATCCGCGTAGCGAGTGGGACTGCCCTTGTAGAGCCTCGCTTGCGCATTGCTGAAGAGGAAGCGGATGTCGATTTCTGGGGACTGCTTCTTGATTAACACATGCTTGGCACGGTCAGCAGTTGCCCATATTCCTTTGGTCTCTAAGTACCAGAAGCCACCGGGCTTAGAGAGCTTGAAGTCTGGGGTGTACTTGGCGACACGGGCAGGTATCTCGTAGGTGATCTTGTCCACCTCATACTCAAACTCAATGCCCTCGTCAGTCAGTAGTTGAGAGATAGTTTCTTCGAGCCCTGATCGATAGCCTGCCTTGATGCCACGGAACCTTGCGCGGTTAAAAGTCACCGTTGACTACAGCTTGAGTGCTTGGTGTGGGCTCATCAAAGTGATCTACAGTGAAGCTGCCGCCATCTACTGCCTCAAAGCCGCCATCGTCGCCACCGAAGCCGTTGACCACATCGATCACTTGCACCTTGTCCAGCATCAGGCTCACGCCCTTAGAGCCACTGACAGTGTAGCAGTTGAACACACCACCCATCTTGACTGTTGAGCCTCCGCCGATCTTGGGTAGGGCTGTTGGCACAATAACTTGGCCTTGTGCATCATAGAACTTGGGTTGGTACTTGGATTGAGCTTTGATTGACACCTGACCAGTCTCTTCGTCTTTGGTCACTGGCATCCGAAATTTAGCGTTTGCACCAAAGGCCTCTTGTGCTGCCGCTTTGATCTGTGCGACCAGTGGTGCTGCTTCATCCTCAGACATCAGTATCTCAGTCTTGTACTTCGGGTTGTCCGTGTCAAAGGCTGTGTCTGGGCTGTTGAGGTGGGGGTATTTTGCATTGCCTGCGGGTGTCGTGAATTTGTATACTTTTGCCATCTTGTTGCGTTCCTTTGAACTTACAGAAAAAGGGGCCAGCCGAAGCCAGCCCCAGTTGTTGAGGTAAAGAAAAGCCGTTAGCTGGGAGGCCGCTGGGCTCTTCTAGGAGGGTTGTAGAAGGGTCAACTGAAGCAAAAGTCGTTGTGCCTGATTGCTTCTAGGTCCAGTGATCCTTTTGTGGGAATGGTGATGGGTTTTTCTTCTGTGCCAAAGACCATCGAAGGATCATTAAGCTGCTGCCGTATCTCTTCCTCAAACCGTTGGAATAAACAGTCACCTGAGAACATATCGATGAAGGTACTTCTAACACCCTCAAACAAGTCCCACACGTCCCCTGAGATACTAAAGCTGTCGTGTATCATGAAGAAGTCTTCACTGGTGCCAGCGTCAATCTGATTACAGATGAAGTTCTGCATCAACGCAGCGTCCTGAGAGTGTACAAAGTTAGGAGCAATGCCATTGCAGCTCTTAGCTACATCGAATTGGTCCAAGTCTCTGCGGTAGGTGACTTTTGCTTGCTTTCTTGTGTTTACAGCCCTGTCATACAGAAAGATGTAGACAGGCTTGCCTTGGCTCTTGCGGTAATCCATCAGAACTGGGAACCCACTGTCACTGGTCCACTGGATTGCCTTGTTCTCACTGGTCACAGCTCTTGCAGCAGCCTGTAGATAGTCCATGCTTTCACCAGTCTTCAAAAGAACCTTGCTGATCGTTTTGTAGACTAGATCACCCATGAACCACGCGCACTCAAATTGCCCTTGCTCTGTTTCATGCAACGGGTGTCTCTCAAGCTCACCATAGGTCACTTTGAGTTGCTCAGGCTTCATCAAGTCCTCCATGAACTGCCCTCGCATCCCTACGTTGTTGCTGGAGTAGCCATAGGTCATGGTGGCCCTCTTCATGTGGCTGCGGCCTATCTTGAAGTTGAGCCAACGGTCTGCAAGCTCACCGACTGTGGTGCCAGTGCGCTTAGAGAAGACTGTAGCTCTGACTGCATCATCAATAGCCTTTAGCTCCTCGACGACCTTGTCTGCCACAGTCTGATAGATGTCTGCCATGTGGTGGGAGGGTGTGAGGTTCACCAGTGCGCCCTCAGTCTCACTCAAGTTTAAGCCTGAGTAAATCTGAACGCCGCTGTTGGTGGCATCATGTGGCAGGGGTATGTAGCTGACGAAGGCATCACCTTCCTCGACCCACCTTACATACTCAAACACAGCCGCCAGATACTCAAAGGGCTTGTCTGCGCATGACCACAGATCAAAGGTTCCTTGGTAGTCCCTTGCAATAGCCAGGAGTTCCTCATGCTTGTCAGTGGTCCACTGTGCTCGTGCATCCAGCGGTTGCTTGCTGATCTTACCGAAGTCTCCGCAGTTAGCCAGATGTACCTTGAGCCAATACGCATTGTTGCCTTCGACTAGATAGCCCCGCTTGTAGCAAAAGAGGGCCTTCAGGTGACTGTCGCGGTGGTAACTGAAGTGGCTGACTGGGTACATGCGACCACGGAAGTCACAGTTCCAAGGAATGTAGAAGCCTTCAGTCTCGTAGGCGACCAGCTCTCTAGCTGTCTGAAGGTCTTGCTCCATGACGACTGCTGCGCCTTTCACACGCATCTCTAACTTGATGTGGTTGCGCACTTCTGCCTTGATTGCTGCCACCTTTTCTTTGGGCATCATCTGCCAATGCGTAGGCAACCTTGGCCGCTCAGGTAGCGAGTGACGGGGGAACTTATTGAGCCCTTGCTTCTTTGTGTCCCAACACCACTGAACTGCTTCCAACACAGGCTCATTGATGGCCAGTGGTGTTGCTTGCAGTGCGTTCAGAGCCCTGATCCAAGGCGGCAGGGTGTCTTTGGTGAACTGGTGCGTCACCTTTGCCCTTTGCTCAGGACGAGAGCTTTTGATCAGTGGAACCATAGCTGCAAGGTCTGCGTCATGATAGCAACCAGTATCGAAAGCCGACCATGGCTGAGGTGGTGACAACATGGGCTTGAAGATAGGCGACATCCACGCCATGCGCTCTGCATTGGCTTCCATGGCTGCAAATGCTGCCTCAGTAAACACAAGAACCGACTTGCTGTTGTTCTTGCTGACATACTCTAGCTTCCTCTCGAAGACCTGAGAGCTTTTGATGACGCTGGATAGCACAGGTGCTGCCAGTTTAATCCGCCGCTCTTTGAGCTTTTGTCTCTCCTGCTTGGTGTTAGCCACGCCGAAGTTCTTAGAGCTAAAGCCATTCTTCTGTGTGATGTTGCGGAGGGCCTTTAGTCTATACTCACGACTGTTGTGGGCTTGAGTGACTTGCTGCACTAATCGCTTGTTGGTGTTCCTTGGCTTAGGACGCTCAAGACCAGCGAGGGCTGCTGTTTCCACAGCTTGCGCGTGTTGCTCTTTGTCTGCGGCCTTTAGCTCTGCTTTGAGCAACTCTTGCTCTATGTGTTGCCCCATCATTAGGGTGACTTGGGCCACGGTGCTCTTGTCTTCGGATGACTTTTGTCTCGCCTTCAACACACCATTAAAGCAAACCAAGAGGCCAATGTAAGCCAGCACGTTAGGGTCTATAGTTGACAGCTCGTCAACCCAAGAAGGCACACGGCCACCAGAGCGCTTCTGTAGCTTTAGTTCTTCTGCGATGTCTTNNGATACTCTTGGGAGGGCCTCCACNAGGGAGTTGAAGTGGGAGGGGCTTTGGTCAACTCTAGTCTGACTTTGGGTGCCCTCTGTAAACTTTTCGTGCCCTTCGACCTTCATGGTCTGCTCGTAGGCTCTGTTTGTTGTTTCTTGCCTGTTTACCTCATCGCAATCAGTAACAAACCCATCTCCTTCTTCGAGGTTGATTAAGTCTGTACTGAGGACATCTGTGGGCCCTCTTTGACTATTTGGCCAATCTGAAGCAGGAACCCCTGCAATGGTGCTTACTTTTATTCTGTCCGTCATTCGTTAGTCTCCTTGCCCTCTGTCCCTCTCTGAGGGTTGTAGAAGGGTCTGTTTGTGTTTTCCTATGCTTGAAGTTGGCGGGCCAGCAACTGAAGTGCCGCTGGCTGTGCCTTGATGTATTTACGGGTGGTAGTGTCGCAGCGGTGCCCTAAGAGCATCCCGATCACTGCTGTGTTTGCCTTGTGCTCGTTTGCAAGGCGAGTGGCGGCTGTGTGCCTTAAAGTATGGAACACATAGCCCTTGTGGTTGCCTAGCACTTTGTGCCGCATGTGGTCCCAAGACCTATAGAACGCGTGCTCGTCAAAATGCTTCGACACATCGTAGTCTAAGGCCGCGATTGCGGCCATGACCTGCTTGTTGAGTGGGACGAATCGCTCACTTCCATTTTTAGTTAGGGGTAAATGCAACCATAAGTTCCCATCGTTGTCATTAGTAATAAGGCTCTTTTTGATACTTAGTATCTCACCTCTACGCATACCCGTTTGACTTCCAATAGTTATCATGTGCCGCATCCACCACTGGGGGTGCTCATCGTGAAAGTATGCACACATGGCCTCTAGTTGCTCAGATGTGAAGTAGAGTGGCCTTGCAGCTTGCTCTGTGCGCCTCCAAGTGAACTTCGGAACGTGTGTAATCAGCTCCTCTTTGACTGCCTGAGCAAAGACCTTTGTGAGCATGGCGGCATAACGGTTCACAGTGCTATCTGAGAGCCCACGAGAGGCCTGTACAGCGTCAAAGAAGCTGTGGATGTGGCTGGGCTTATAGTCAGAGATTTCGCGCGTCTGGTGGTCGCTGAAGGCCGCAAATGCAGCGGCCTTAGTTAGGGAGCGTTTGAGGTGCTGGCCGTGCCAGAGGCGGGGGGCTTCAGCTTGTGCGAATTGAAGGAAGGTTGCCATTACTTACTGCCCTCCCGAGTTGCTCTGTAAAAGACTTTTAGGCAGTGCTGAACTTCCCTGTATCTGCCAAGATCAAGGGCGACAGTTGCCTCCTCAAGGTGGGTATTCAAGAGCCTGACTTCAGTCATGCTTGTTGAGGGTAAGCGGCACAACTTGTGCAGCTCTTGCACTGCTCTTGCAAGTTGCAGTTTTAGCATCAAAGGTAACATTGACTTGTCCCGGATCACCCTGTGCTGAGTAATGTGCTTTCTCGTTGCCATCAGAAACACACCTCCCCGACTTCATCACGGATAGGCTCATTGTAATAGTTAGGACTGAGGTACTGGGTGCGGCTGTCTTGCTCCCACAACTTGGCTTCAAGCGGTGAGCGCTGGGCTGTAACACCGATTTCACGGAGGATGTTTTCTAGGGTGTCATCAAGCATCTTCTGTCACCTCCTCAAACCATGCGTCACCTGTCTCCACGCTGTGAATAAGCTCTCTGACATATTGCAAGAGTTTTGCCCGGTCTGCGTGACGCTGCATGGCCTCTGGATCATGGAATGGCACCCAATCCCTACGGGACGCCTCCTCGCGGTCGTTTTGGATGCTGAGGTCCAAAAGGCTCTCCATTAGCATTGCTTGATCATGGGTGATCATCAGCTCTTTGACGCGCTTGCTCATTGTGCTGCCTCCTCTTTGCGCTGGGCTGTGGCCATCACTTGAGCCTTAGCCATTGCCACCTCGATTGCGCTATCAGTTAGACACTCAGCAAAGCTATGCGCCATGTTCATGCAGTCGGTGGCCTTCTCGTCTGTAGGCGCTGTGATTGCGAGGAAGAGGGCCAGCTTTAAGGCATCCTCTGTTGTCTGGGGTTGCTGGATGTACATTAGTCATTCTCCTGTGTTCAGTTGTTGCCGTGGTTCACTGTGAGCCCACGAGATGGCCAGCGCTTCGAGGGGTACGCTGGCCGCCTTAATGAGCCTGCGCGCGTATCCATGTGAGCACTGTGCGGCCTCGGCAACTTCTCTGACTGTGGCGTTAGGGTTCTTCGATAGGTATTCTGAAGCTATCTCGTGCTTTATGGGCCTTAATACAAAATCGAACTCACGCTCTGCTTGATCGCGGGTCATGAGAACACCTCCACCACGATAAGGAACACGAATGGGGTCGCAAAGATTGAGGCGCAGGCGATCAGTTCACCTATGATTTCGATGGCCTTGCTCATGACAACACCTCGTTCAGCATTGCATCGCGGAAATGCTCATATTGAGACTTTGACACCTTAACTACATTGAAACACAGTGTGCGCTTGTATGGTGTCCCGTCAGCTCTGTAGGTCTGCGGGTAGTCTGGGTGAGGCCAAGCAAATGTGACAGTAAATTGACCACTGTCAGTTTGCCCAACGCTGTCGATGTGCAACTTGTCTTTCCAAGTCTGCGTTGGCGCTTCATAGAGGTATGGCGCGTCTGGTTCGCCTTGATAATTGGCTGTTGCAATGTAAGTTGTCATGCTGCCACCTCATCAGCTGTCTGGTCTATGGCCCACTCGATGCAATCTGCGGTGAGGTCTTTGGTCAGTTGTGCCAGTGCATCCTTGCTGAGTGCTGCAACGATAGATTTCTGAGCGTGACCATAGGAACAGTAGGCATCTGCCGCTGTGAACTTGGTAAACTCTGAGATGATAAAGGTGCGCAACTGTTTGCCGTTGCATTCACACAATGCCTTCAAGTTAGCTGCGCGGTGCTCTTCGCCCTTGTAGCTGCCTTCGATCCAAAGGCTGAAGTGCCTGCGCACGATGTGGTTGGGGTCTGTGAGGTCGCCTGTTAAGTCTTGGGCGATGCTTTGTGTTGCTGTAAGTGTCATTCGATCAGTCTCCTTTATGTGAAGGAGTGCTGAAGTCACACGAATGGTTGGTGGTGTTCTGCGATTGTTGCCGCTTGGTTACTACAGGGGGAGTTACAGTCCCCTGCCACACCTTGCGGCCTGTCGCCCACTAATCTTTCGTCGAGCCTTCGGCCTCCGTACTACTCTTGAATCACAATCGTTAGTCCCCCGCAAGAACTTTTTGCACTATTAGTCAAACTTTCTGCACTTAGGATACTTCTACAACCCTATAGGAGAGGAAGCGGCCACAATGCCGTCGCGGGAACACTACTGAGACCCGCGATCCTTACGCGTTCCAGTATACCCCGGCCCCTCCCTACTAATAGTCGACCAAAGCCCAGGAGCTTGAGTGCTATTAGATGACCCAAGAAACATCCTCCTTTATAACACCAATCCAAAGAGAACTAGAGAACGCCTAGAGCTGACCCAAGTCGACTATAGTACCAGTCAAGAGCTGTGTGTGTAGTTGTGTCGTTGTGGTCGTAGCTCAAGGCAACCAAGGTCGACCACCGCTCCTAATAGTGTGTTGGTCCCTTGGTTCCCACCAATCGAGCAAGAGAGAACCGATGTAGCTGTTGGATGACTTGGGTTAGCTAAGGTAGCTAAGGCTGACTAAGGCTGTCCCAATCTGTGTTGAAAAGTCCAAGCCCCCAACCAAACAAATTTCCCGTCGGCTAATGTCAACTAATGTCACCTCGTGTTCATAACATAGGCCCCCACCCAGTGGGACCATACATCCCTCGCACCCAAGAAGCTATAGATTGCAAGGGGTTAGCTGTTAGGATCAATCGTTTCACTAGGTTCCCTAGTCAAAAACTGACCCCCGCACCCTCAGAAACAAAAGCAACTTCAAAACACAGGGCTAAAGTTCTTGTTGTTGTTGTTGTTGTCGGCCTCTTTGAAGCAGGCTCACCTATAGAGAAAAGGAACCCAAGATGGGCCTCGAAACTGGAACTTACCTAGACGCCTTAGTACCCACGAACCCAGCGTCAACTGATGGTCTCGCGCAAGCTGACGACCACATCCGCCTCCTCAAGAGCACTCTTGGCAACAGCTTCCCCGGCATCACTGGTGCGGTCACTGCCACGCAGGGTGAACTAAATGTCCTCGATGGTATCACTAGCTCCACAGCTGAACTGAATGTCCTCGATGGCATCACAGCCACCACAGCTGAACTTAACTTCACTGATGGCGTCACAAGCAACATCCAGACACAGATGGAAACCAAGGCACCGCTGGCGTCTCCTACGTTCACTGGCACACTTACGGCCCCTACAGCTGACCTCACGACAGCCAATGTCACCACGGTTGGCTTAGGCGACTGGATTGTCACCCAGACTGGTACAAACCTTGTGTTTTCCACAGGTGGTTTTGCCAAGATGAAGCTGGATGCCTCTGGTAATCTCACAGTCGTAGGCAACGTGACGGGCTTCGGTACTATCTGATGACACTACCAGCATCGGGTGTAATATCCTTGGCTGACCTCCAGACTGAGTTTGGAACCTCCAGCCCCGTCAGCCTCTCTCAGTTTTACCTTGATGGCTCTATTGTAACTCCTAACAACACTGGTGTTCCCAACAGCGGAAGCCCCATATCACTTGATGACTTCTATGGTGTAGTCAATGCAGCAGACGTAACCTACGAGATTATCGGTGGTGGGGGTGGCGGCGGCTATGGCAAAGAGAACTACACAGGCACTGGTCGAGCCGGTACTGGTGGCACTACCAGCCTAGCATCCATCTCCTTCTCTACGATCACAAGCACAGGTGGCATAGGTGGTCTCAACGCTCCAACTAGCGCACACACTGGTCTAGCTGGTGAAGCCTCGTACTACGGTCCCGGTGGTTCTGCTGTTGGTCAACAAGGGCAATCCCAGCCAGCCCCAGAAGGCAGCTACGGCGCAGGCGCTGGTGGTGCTGGTGGCGACAACGGCGGTACATACGGCACAGATGGTGGCGGTGGTCACGGTGGTGAGGCTTCGGATCGTGTTGCAGGCACCCTGTCCAATGTACCTGTAGGCACTGTAATCACAGTCATTGTAGGCGCTGGTGGTGCTGGTGGTGTTGGCGGCAACCGCTCTGGTGTAGATGGCCACAGAGGCTACGCGCGTCTGCAAGTTGGCAACACCGTGCAAGAGTTCACATCTAGCGGTACGTTTACCTTCACTGTCCCAGCAACTTAGAGGTTACTAAATGTCACTTGGAACTTATTTCGCCCACACTGACACAAGCCTCAGCAACCTAAGCTCTAGGGTACTAGATGACATCACAGGCATAGTCTTTTCGTGTCGTAATGGCATAGATACTGTCTGTGTTGTCACCCCTAGCATCTCTACGCTTTCTGATATTATGGGGGATGTCCCCTTGGTCATCCAAAAGGCTGTGACAGGTAGGTACTTTGTGGACCTAGCAAGTCTAGGGTCAGACCGGGTTCGTCTATACGTTGACTCTGAGAAGCCAGATGAAATGATAGTTGGCTACTATTTCTCACCTGACAACGAGATGCTCATTGAGAAGAGGTACAAGAAGCCCTCTGAGGCCAACCCTCTGCTATGTCCTGTGGATCGCTATGATGCCTCTGGTCGTCTCATATCTGCAAATGAGCCTGAAGTAGTGTCTGATAGGTCATCTTGGACAGGTAGTAGCGCTTGGGCGGATGTAGCAGATGGTAGTCCCTACACTGTTAGGTACACCCATAAGCTCTCCAAGCCCCAGTCTTACATATTCGTATTCTCATAAGGAACTCAGGCCATGCCGAACCTACCAATCCGTGGACTAGGGTCCGTGGGCGTGGTCACTGATGTTGACCCCTACAACCTACCCATCAATGCCTTCACTAGAGCTAAGAACGTCAGGTTTAACGAGGGCTCCGTACAACGTGGTCCTATCATGCGTGGTGTCTCGGACATCTCCTTTGACCCAGTGTTTGCCTATGGCATCACTTCGCTCTCAGGGTTTGACACCGTGTTGGTCGTGGATGATGTGTTTGATGTACGAGAGTTCTCTAATGGAACCTTTACGACCCGTAAGACTACCTCTGGTACGGCGTCTGCTATCCCATCTGTCACAGCCACAACTCTGGCTGACGTGCAGTACCTCAACAGAGATGACCAGACGCCAATCTCACGCACTCCCTCCCAGACTAACTTCATCGACTTGCCCAACTGGCCTACAGGTATGCGTACAACTGCTCTGAGGTCTTTTGGTGACTTCTTGTTGGCGCTGGGCACTGTGGAGACCAATGTGGCCTACCCTAACCGTGTGAGGTTCTCAGATCCCGTACTTGCAAACCAGGTGCCAACTACATGGGACGAGACTGATCTCACCAACAGTGCTGGCTTCAATGACCTTGTGCAGATGAAGACACCCATCATTGATGGTGCAACCCTTGGCCCTAACTTCCTTGTGTATTCACAGGACCAAGTGTGGATGATGGAGTTCGTAGGCGGTACGTTTATCTTTAACTTCCGTAAGGTCTTTGATGACGCCGGAGTAATCAATCAGAACTGCATCTTGGAAGTAGAGGGTCGCCACTACGTTTTCGACAGGGATGACATCTATGTGACTGATGGCAACTCCCGCAACTCTATCTGCGATGGCCGCGTCAGAGACTATATCTTCAGTGGTATCGACAACAGTAAACATGATGCCTGCTTTGTGATGCACAATTCTACCCTCGAAGAGGTCTACTTCTGCTACCACAGTGGTGACGACATGGCCGTATATACAGATGGTGCAGCCTGCAACCGCGCAGCAGTCTACAACTACAAAGAGGACGTATGGTCCTTCCAAGACCTGCCAAATGTAATCACAGGCACTGAAGCCAACGTGAACTCTGTGTTCTCATATGCAGATGCAACCCAAACCTACGAGACTATTGGTGGCTCCTACCATGCGCAGGAAAGCCCCTACACCAGACACCCCATCGTCATATCGACTGTTGGCGCTGGTGTAACCCAAAGCAAGCTCTATGGTATTGACCTAGCTGACAATGGCTCCTTGGCATTTGGTGCTGACGCTACGCACTCACAGCCATTCTTACTTGAGCGCCAAGGCATCGACCTAGACGAACAGGGCATCCCCCTGTCTGGCTACAAAGTCATCAACAAGCTCTACCCTCAGATTAGCACTGGCAACCCTGATGGCATCTTTAAGATTACTTTTGGTGCAGCGGATACTCCAGCTGCCACCCCTAGCTACGGCTCTGAAGTAACATTCGATAGCAACTCCGACTACAAGTTGGATACACGGATGGCTGGTAGATACCTTAGCTTTAAGATGACCAGTGATAACCTCAAGGACTTTAACTTCTCAGGTATGGACACAGACATTGTCGTTACTGGTCGGAGGTAGTTATGGCTCTATCAGACAAGCTGAACCTGATCGTAAACAGGTATGTACGAAGGCAGCTACCAACACTCAGAACTGATGACGTAGGTAGGTTCCTACAGGAAGAACTAAGAGAGCTAGAGGCTTCTATAAAGTCTCTAGCAGACGCATCTGTCCAAGTGACAGACCGTGAGCCCAAAGGTTTACGGAAGGGGATGGTTCGCTATGCGGTGTCCCCTTGGAACCCTCTGGGCAACGGAACTCAAGGACTGGTTGTTTACAACGGTACTGCTTGGGTCGCTGTCTAAATCACATTAAGAAGGATTAACATTATGTGGGGCGCAATAATCGGCGGTGCCATGGGCCTTATGGGCGCAAACAAGCAAGCCAAAGCACAAGACGCAGCAACAGCAGCCCAGATGGCTGGCTTCCGACAGTACGAACCTTATGTGGACGCTAACCTCAAAGGCTCTCAAGCTGCACTAGATGGTGTGCTTGCAACTGGTGCGTACACTGGTCAAACCTTAGCCGCACCAAACGACTTCCAGACTGGCACTGCCACCAACATGGGCAACATCGGCGGTAACCTCCAGAACTCTGGTTACGCCATGATGGGCAACACGTCTGGCTTTGGTTCCAATGCCAACTCCTTGTTCAATCAGTACCAAGGCATGGCTAACTCTGCACAGGATGATCGGCTTTCTACAGCCATGGACTACGCTAGTGCCAATGCAAACCCATTGGTTGACGCTGCGATGCGTGATGACCGCCGCAACCTGCAAGAGAACACTCTGACAGGCATCGACCTTGCAGCAAGTAACTCAGGCAACATGAACTCCAGTCGTGCTGGCGTAGCTGAAGCAGTAGCCAACCGCGCCTTTGATGACCGCCGTGCTGATGTCGCCTTAGACGTACAAGACAGGCTCATTGACCGCAGCCTTGCGCAACAGTCACAACAGTTCTCTGATCGTGGTAATGCGTTGCAGGGTGCAGGTATGGCCAACGAAGGCATACAGAACGCTTACACCCAAGGTCTCAATACACTGGGGCAGGGTGCTAACTTTGGTATGAACGCAGGTAACTCACTGCAAGGTTACGACCAAGCTCGTATGAACGATGCACAGGCTAACTTTGAGCGCCAGCGTGACTTTGAGATGCAGCAGCGTCAGGGCTACCAGTCTGGTATTCTAGGCAAGGCTCCAGCTGACGTAGGTACTATCACTGCAAACAAGACCGACCCATTCCAAGCTGCCACCATGGGTGCGATGAGTGGCTTTGGGTTCCAAGACACTTATGGAAGTCAAATGCCTTCTTTCAATCAAATGGGTGACTCCATGAGAGGGTTCGCGCGTAACCTTGGGTTTAGCACTCGACCTTCATACGGTGGAGGAGGTAAATAATGGACCCTCTAATTCCCCCCAGCATCCAAAAGGCAGCAGATGCAGCTGGTCTTCCATGGAACGAGTATATGAATACGTTGAGCCCCCAAGACAGGGCAGACGCAGACCGTGAGATTGTTTTTTATGACGAGATGCGCAAGAAGCAGCTTGCCGCAGGCAATCTCAGAGACTTTATGGGAAGAACTCTATCTGGCCCTCTGCCAGAGATATCCAATCCCGTTTTAAATGCTTCTACACCGCAAGGCCCTACAATAGAAGAATTAGAAGCAGGCTCACAAAGCCCTGTACTGTCTACAGCATCTACACCGCAAGACCCTCTACTTACAAACCCCGAGTTTATTCAAATGGCGGAGAGTTCAGGACGGACACCAGAAGAGCATTTGGCAAAACTAGAGCCACGAATTGTCGAAGCGGCCAGACAGATACTTCTTGGTGTTGAGCCTGAGCCACCAGCTCCAGTCCTCCAGACAGCCGTAGACCCAGCGGATCGTGTTGGCGAAGAACCCGGTGTGCTCATGCGCAATGAGCAAAACCTTGTCCAAGACAACATTGGTCAGCGACAGTTGCTAGAGGAACGTATTGCTCGTCATTCAGCATCTATAGACACTGAAGAAGACGTTGCGATACTTCAGCAGATGCAGAAGAAACTGGTTGACTTAGGTGGTCCTGTCGAGAGCAACCCAAGTACATCTCCGTATGATGCAGCAGCTCAGGCATACTTAGGACAACTGCGTGGGCAGAGAGAACAGGCAGCAGCAGTTGCTCCAGATATAAGAGCAGCAGAGGCTGAGATTGCAAGCACCACAGGACTACTATCTTCTGGTACATTACCACCTGAGATGATGGCTAGTGTGCAGGCTCGTAAAGCAGCGGCAGAGGCAGCACTTGTCTCTGGTAACGCAGCCCGTGATGCTCGTGTTGCTGATGTAGCTGGCAGCACCCTATCAGTAGATAACCCAGTAAACGGTATGACTGCCCAAAGTCTTGGTGTACAACTTCCCGGCCAAGAGCCCGGTATGAATGGTGCAAGCGACTACACTCGACCACCTCCCGTACCAGTAGACAACTCAGGAATGCCAAGTGGCCTTGGGCCTTACACAGTACCAACTCCTCCTACACCCATACTAGCTGGAAATGAGCCCGGTATGAATGGTGCGAGTGACTACAGTAAACCTGTCCTCATTAACACAACCACTCCAGCTCCTGCCACTGCCACTGCCACTGCAAATCCAGCAGCGCAGGCACCAGTATTAAGCACCAAAGGATCACCTGCCTCTCGTTCCCCCGTCCTCTCAAGAGGCGCAGGTAACATGACAGCTAATGCCCGTGGTTCCAACTTTGCATTCGCTAGGACACCAAGAGGTGAAGCCTTGATGCGAATTGGTGCTGCTGGATACTCAGGTGCTCTCCAAGGCGATGGTATCGGCGCAGCTGGTCGTGAGTATGGTTCCATACAGGATGCAGATCGCGATAGAGCTGTAAAAGAGGCTGAGTTTTTGGAAGCGCAAAGAGTTGCTAACGCACGGCAAGCTGGGATTAACGCCCGTGCGGCTGCAAAAGGTCGCAAGGGTATGCCCAGCGCACAGGCACTAATGTACGGTCAGGCCGCGTTGAATGCTATTGAGAGAACTGAAGCGCTTGTGGCGGCAGAGAAAGACTGGGCTCCTTGGGATAACACCACTGGCATCTTCGGCAACCTGCTAAAGAACTTTCCAGCAACAGCAGCTAATGACGTTATGCAAAACATTAAGACAATTGAAGCTGCTGTGGGTTTTGACAGACTTCAAGCTATGCGTGACGCATCCCCGACAGGCGGTGCTTTAGGGCAGGTCTCAAATATTGAATTGGACTTACTGAAGTCATCTCTAGCAAACTTGAACCAGTCCCAGTCTAAAGGTCAGTTCTTGACTAACTTGGCCCAAGTTAAACAGGTCTACAACGATATTGTTAATGGCCCTGCTGGCGGCGGTGGCGCTGGATCATCCAATATGTCTGCTGCTGACGCCATTGTTGGCATTTAAGACTAATACGAGGAAGAACTATGGCTGAAGTCAATAGGATCGAGAAGTACGCCGAATGGCTCGTACAGAACAAAGACAAGCAGGGTACACCTGAGTTTGCTACTGTTGCCGAAGCGTACAAAACTATGCGTTCTGAGGCTTCAGCACCTACACAAGAAGCTGCACCTACACAAGAAGCTGCACCAGACACAAATGGCCCCATGCAGGGCTTTGGTGCTGCCTTCCGCTCTGGCATCGACCAGCCTCTGGAGAACATGGCAGAGACAGCAAGAGCTGTTGGTGCAGATGGCACAGCAGAAACTCTCAGTAATCTTACGTCTGCACCTGAGAACTACGAGTCGGCATCCGCTAAGTTTATCGAAGGCGACGAAGATGGTTCTTTTGCCTACAGATACCTACCGAAGGCTGCTGTTGAGCAAATTGGTCAGTATGCTGGCTCTCTCATCACACGGGCAGGCGGCGCTGCTGTTGGTACAGCTGTCGGTGGCCCTGTTGGTGGTGCTGTTGGTGCATTTGCTGGTCCCTTTGCCTTTGAGGCAGTCCAGCTCTTAGGCCCTATTGCCAATGAACGCGCTCGTAACAACGGACGCGACAAGCCAAACAAAGATGACTTCATAGCTGCTGCACAAACGGCAGCGGCATCTGGTGCCTTGAACGCACTGATCCCCGGTAAAGGTGGTATCGTCAAGAGAACTGCCGCTGAGACTGCTACAGAAGGCGCACAGAGTGTCGTAGAACAGACAGGTTCAACAGCAGGCACTGATGTAGGCCTACAGATTGACCCACGCCAAGCAGTTGGTGAGGCCATCTTAGGTGGTACAGCCGCTGGTGGTGTCAATGTCGCACTTACTACAGTGAATAGCGCTGGCGACAAAGTGTTTAAGCCTAAAGAAGACCTAGACCCTGAGACAACCCAAGCTGCATCTGATGTGTCTGCATTGTTGCAGCGTGTTGCTGATGAGAACGGCTACAACCTCAATGATATTGACTCCAGCTCCAAGAAAGGTGCCGACCAAGCACTTGCAGGAGCTCGTTCAGAGCTAGTCGAGCAAGTAAAAGGTGCCGTAAAGGAACTGAAGAGGAAGGGCCAATACCAAGCTCTAAGTTCAAATGATCAAGCCATCTTTGACAGCGCCGTATCTCAGTCCAACGGTAAAGTTGCAGCTACAGTCACCAAAAAGAACTTTGACTTCATGCAAGATCGGTTTGGTAACACAAACGAAGGTCAAGTATTGCTCAATGCCTTTCGTCGCTCCAACATTCTGACTGAAGTCTACGCTGGTGGCCTCAAAGGCGGTGTGTCTAAGTTCACCGATATGTTTAACCCGCTGCCTTCTATTGGTAGAGCCTATAATCCAGCTGGTATGGTAGCAGGTAACATCAACACTGGTGCAGCCNTAGCAACTGGTGGCTCCTCGTTAGCAGCACAGATACCTCTNGTAGTTGGTGGTCGTGCCATCGATGCAGTCACTGGACGTAGGTCCAAGGTCAACCGTTTCATCAAGAAGAACAGAGGCGGTGATGGTCTTGCTGATCCTAC